ACCATGTACGTTTTCTTCGTCTGTATCGTCTACCTCACATCCACTAAATATTATTTGAAAACTTAAACACCTATTAGGCATTGTTGTTACAGCTATTGCCATTCCATGCAAAAACTCGCCATGATATTTCTCATGGTTACAAGTATATTCTCTTCTCACCCAACACTTAAAATGGGGTATATTGCTTTGCAAATAAGCCATATTAACTTGTTGTTACTGATACAATACCAACATGACCAAACATTGTATCTATTTTAGCATCAAAATCATCAAATCTAGGCACTCCAACGTGAATTTCTAATGGCTCTGTTGCATCAGGTCTTGCATCTCTTATAGACTGAGGATCATCACTTTTTACTCTTCCTACAAAATTTTGAGGATGATCACCGTCAGCTACATCTCTTCCTACTCTTACACCATTTTTTTTACCATTAGTAAACTCATACACAAGTTCTGCTATTGGATATCTAAACCCTGTTCTATCGCAAATTCCAAAAGCATATTTTCCTCTTGCATAAGTCATTAAGCACTCGTGTAAAATGTATTATACGGAACAAATTTAATAGACGCTGTTTCTGCATCCTCACCTGCAGCCAATTCAAATTGAAATTCATATTCTTGCTTTAAAGAAGCAACTCTATTAGCTACTTCTGGTTTTTTCATTGCTATGTAATATGCCATACCTGCAACTAAACATGGTACAAATCTAGGAGGTACATAGCTTGTTGTCGTTCCTGCTATTCCAGAAGATATGCTATCTATACCTTTTAGCCTAAAATACGCTAACGTATATGTTGTGTCTGGAACAGGATGGAGAGTTACCGTTGTTGATCCTGAAAGTCTTTGTACAAATATCTGTGTGGGCTTTGCTTGTGTATTTTTGTTAGATTTCTGTGCATATGTTGATACGCTTATTCTAGAAAGGTTTGTGTCAAGCTGAGATGTTCCTGATCCTGTTCTAATCGTATGCTCTATAATGTCTATTGTGTCTGTTGGCATAGTGTATGTAGCTGTGCCTGCTGATAAAGACAGAGTACCTGAATCTATTGTAAAAAGATTTATACCTCTGTTTTGCCATTCTAATGTTAGTATATTGAGGCTTCTTCTAGCTGTTTTTAAATCATAACCAGATCGCATCTCTAGACCTGCTCTTTCAAACGCTTCCTCAAATAATTCTGGTAAATCTGGTGTTACAACTGCCATGTTCCCTCCAAAAGTACTATGGTACTTTTACTTTAATATTAATCTTCTTTTTTTTCAATCACTAATGGTTTGCAGTAAGCTGAATAGTTTCTAGTCTTACCTGCTGTAGACAAATTAACTATATCTTCATACCATTTGCATTTTGAATAACTAGAATATCTTACCTCTCCCTCTGGTTCTGTGTTGTTCATTATAACTAAAATAAATATTAATGTTTTCATTTAAAGCTGTCATTTAAAGAGTCTACTACGCTGTCTATATTAGGTTCTTTTCCGTTTGGGTCATACTTGCATTGAAACTCTACTGGACACTGCCCCTCAACAACTAAAGTATAAGTATTGTTTGCTCCCTTATATAAACACACTTGCTGTCCATTCTTTGCTTGTTTTCTTTTATATCTTCTACACGTTACATACTTTGGGTCTTCTCTTATTCCTCTTCTTTTTTCCTGTTCCCATGTCCAATCGCTAAATTTTTTAAGAAAACAGGTAAAACATTGTTTAATATTTTCTGATTTAGCTAAGTATATTACTTCTCCATCAGCGCATAGCCATTCAAACGTATATTGTCCTCCATCTTTTCTAACACAATTACCACCAACCTCTGTCGATGCCCATGAGGGAGTAAACAAATAAAACGAGAATAACAGTCCCAACAGCCAAAGTAACAGTAAGAGCAACCCACCCAATAACCTTTTCTCTAAATATTTTTCTGTCATAGATTTCTTTTTGCCTTCTTTTACGAATTTGACCTTCCATGCGTAGCAACTCATCCCAAGATGCTGTGCCGTGTTTAAACTTAATAAACTGTTGAAGTTCATAGCGTTGCTCTTCTAATCTTTTTTTAGCTGTAAAGGCTTCTATTGCCTCTTGTTCAATGCTACCACCACCGAATAGCTTACGAACCATTGTAGGGTTCTTTGCAGAATTGTGAGCAGCATCAACATCACTAACAGCACCCATCCAACGAGATAGGTCTTGCGACATGGATTCTAAATCTTTTCCTGCCGCAAAAGCCCTTTTAATTCCGTTAAAAGCCGTGCTTGCTGTTGTAACAGCAGCCGAAATAGTTATTGGATCAAACATTTTTTTCTAAGCGAAAAAAACCGTCATCATGTCTGCATTGTCTAACGTATAGCTAACACTTAATCCACTAGCAAACATTACTCCATTTTGAGGAATAGTTCTGTCCACTGTTTCATTTGCTGTACCTATCGTTCTTGACTTCATCAATGTTGAGCCACTTTCTGGCGTTCCATTAATAAACGATATTGTACCTGCTGTACCACCTGAAGTTATTGAAAAACCTTTTAATCTTGTTCTTCCTCCAAATACAGCTTGAGCGCACAACGAACCTGAACCAACTGTAATGTTAGCTGCGTATTTAGCTGAACACTCTACAGCACTAACTGTTAAAAATAGTTTAGCCCCTGCTACCGTTTCTGCTGAACCAGTTGATGTAATAACTTCTGTCATAGCGTCACCAAAAACATCAGTACCTGTTATAGTACAAGTCTTTGCGTTGTCGCTTGTTCCAGTTGTTGTTACGGTCACATTTCTAGCAGTACCATTTGCATGGGTAGTATTAGCCATAGTTGCTGACGTATCAGGTCTAGCCGCAGTTACTAAACGATTAGCACTTGCGGCATTTTCATCACTGATCGTAATAACATTTACGTCTGTAATAAGTGACATAAGATTACCCCCATAAATTAACCGTTAGCGTAGTCGAAAGCTGCCCCGTGTATCTTAATCATAATTTTACCTGCTGTGTAAGCTGCTTCCGTAGCATCACCTGAAGTTAAATAAAGATACTTTTTAGTAAGAGCCGATAGTGTTGTTCCTCCATCTGCCTCATTATGAAGACCTAATGTTAAATCACCATTATTAAACAGAACTGTGCCACTTGTTACAGCCGCATTTTCTGCTGTTGTTCCTGTTGCAGAACACACTAGGTTAATATCTGGATCACCACCTGTTGGAACTTCTAGGCACATAAACTCTACTAAATAGGGTATGCCGTTTACAGCACTTGTAAGTTCAGCGATATAGGCATTTGCTGCCCCACCATCTGTACCGATAACATCATCGGCTGTACCACCTGATGCTAAACCACCATGTAAATCAATCAATATTGTGGTTATAATATCACCACCGATTTTATTTATGAATGTGTTAATAGCGGCATCTGTAATACCAGAACCGTGAGCATTTGGGGTTACGTTAAATATTGTAGCAGCTGTACCTAAACTTGAGTTATTAGCACCTGTTGATGTACCTGCGGCTACGATGTTGTCTCTACCTGAAGTTGCTACTTTTTGTACTTCTAAGACACCACCACTTGATGCAACAATCTGTTCTGTAATAGCTCCAGTTGTTGCGCTTTGAGAAACGGTTTTAAGACCGTTCTTAGAACGGACTGCACCTGAAAAAGTTGTATTAGCCATGTAATTCTCCTTGTCTTGGCTATTGTCAGCTTACGCTGTCAAGGTGAAAGTTAAAGGGGGCATCCATGAACTAATGCCCCCCTGCGTTTGCTAGTTAAGCGGCTCCTGTTGAACCGTAAATTCCAAGTGGATCAGATACACCGAAAGAGTATCTCTCTCTTGCTTTGTATCTTACGTTTCCAGTATTGAAATCTCCGTCCATACCAGTTGCCATAGGAGTTCTAACGAAATGCTTCAATCCGTTAGGAACGTCTGTCATTATAAAGAAAGCATCGCTATCTGTTAGATAATGATTAACTCTATAGCCCTCTGGTATAGAACCATTGGTCTTAATAGCGTTGATATCATTATCAGCAGTTCCTACTCTCAAGTCTGTTTGTAGCAATCTAGTTGCTGTAAACATAAGTGCAGGAGGCACGATTAACTTTCTTGGCTTTGCTGCGATTAACAGTCCTCTTTCATCTACGAAAGCAGCGATGTCAATGACAGCTTGCTCTAGAGATGTTTCGTTGAGGTCAGCCGCTACTGATGGCTGATTTCTGTTGTTACCACCTGCCACAGTACCATGAGAGGCACTAAACAAGAACGCACCGTCACCAGATGTGAATGTATCAAATCCAGTGTTAAGCAGTGATGCTGCTTTGGTTTGCTTTGTATAAGCCATAGCTCTGGCAAGAGCCTTTGTATAACGTGCTGAAAGGCTGTCATACAAATTGTCTTCCATTGCTTCCTCAGTGATAGAGAAACCCATAGCGACAGTTTCATGGTTGAAACGTGCTGTGAATGACTCTTGTGCTGTGTCATAAGAGATGGATGCACCTTCCTGTTTAACAGGAGCCGCACCGAACCCAGACAGCTTTACTTCTTCCTCAAAACTTCTATCGGAGTTTTCAGTTTCATAAATGTCTGCGTGTTCATTCTCATAGCCATCGTACTCTAGTCCAAACAGTGCGTTAAGACCAGGTAATAACTCTTTTAAGAGTTGCGCTCTACTTACTACTGCCATGATTAACCACCTCCTGGTGCGTTGCCAGAAACAACACCTATGCCATGTTGATGACCAGTGTTAAATTTAGCTAACATGATTGGGTAGGAAGAACCTCTTTCATCACCATCATAACCACCTAACCAATCAATAATTCTAATTGGCAAAGCTGCTGTAACGGCTGTTGTGCTTATGTCTAAAGACACACGAGATATTCCAAATGTAGAACTTGATGCTGTTTGCTCTAACTCTACGTTAGAACCAATGTCATCATCATTTACTGTTCCGTCTGCTTGAACGGCAAACGTAACATTTGGATCATCAGCGACATAAGCCATACCTTGGGTATGGGCTGTTCCTGACCATTGTTGACTGAAACTAAGCTGACTTGTGCTTAGATCAATATATTTACATCCAAGAAAAATACCGATTGGCGTTGCCGCACTTGTACCTGTATCTTTTTGAACAGTGACTGTAGAGCCATCGTCATTTAACTTGACGACATCTCCATAACAAATCCTTGTGGAGTACGAGGATAGGATTGGATACTGGCGAAAACCACCAGTATACTCTCCACCGAGAGTGCCTACAGGTCGCAAACCAAAAGGAGCAGATGTGCTAGACATATGTCTACCTCCATTAAGTTGATCGGGTGCTTCGCTCTGGTTTTAGAACGGGCATCCGAGGGTCATTGTTACGCAAGTAAGAATTGTCCACTGACTCGATTTGCCTCTGAGACATCTCTTTGTGAGCTTCCTTACGAGCCTCTACTTTTTCGGTTGCGTTACTGCACAATAGCAATCCACCAACCTCTACATTGTCCTTCCATCTTGAGTCTATGTCTGACATGACTTGTAACTCAGGGAAGTCCTTTGCGGCTACTGGATTCCATCCTTCACGAAATTTGGCAGATACATTAGGTGTATCAGATTGACCCATTACAGATGTTCTAATCCAACGAAATTTAACACCATTTCTAGGTTCAGGCGTTGGCAAAAGGGTAGGACGCTCCCATCCTTTTTTTCGTAAGTCCATCTCACGGGTTTCGCTATCTCTGGTTTCTCTATTAGCCATTTGATTGATCCTTCATTAATTGCGCTGCATACTGCTCATTACTGAGTCCAAGTCGCTTTGCGAGTGCTACTTGGGTTCTTGTTAGACGCACTGTGCGTGATTTTTTTCCGTGTCTTTCAACGGGGGCTACCACGTTTCCGTTTTGGCGTTCAGGTGCTTCTTGCTGAACTTCAAACTTTTCAGGGAATATATTTCTCATTCCCTCATCTATTCCTTTATAATACTCTTCTGAGCCTGGCACAACACCTTTTTGTTGCAACTGCTCATGCAACCCCATAGCTGTACCACGCATAATAGAGTCTTTTTCAAACCAATCGTTGTTTTTCTGCCACTCTATATCTATTTGAGACAACTTTGGTCTTTGAGGCTTTGGAGGTTCTTGAGCTTTAATTTCTTGTGGTTGAGGTTTGTATTCTTCTACTCTAAATTTTTCATTCTGTAGCTTGGTTAATTGCTCTTGAGCCTCTATTAGTTTATCAGGGTCTCCTGATTCATAAGCTTCTTTGTAGTCTTTTTTTGCTTTTTCAAGTTCTGCACCAACTCTGCCTTTTGCCTGATCAATAAGCATTGATTCGCCATCAGCTAAAGTTTTTCTTAGATTTTCATTTTCTTTTTTAAGATTTTCAGCAAAAGTTAAAGCTTCTTCTCGTAAACGAGCCGCTTCTTCTTTAGCTCTTCTTTCTTCGTGAAACTCATATTTTAGCTTTGATATTCTTTTTTGAACACCTTCACTGTAAGTTTTTATTTCTTCTTCAGTTTCGATTTCGTTTTCAGGTTCTGAAGCTTCTTTTCTTTTTGGAACACGATCTTCTTCTGGGGTGTCATCTACTATTTCTACTTCAAAATCATTAACTTCTTCTTCTTTTCTAGGAAGCTCCTTCATGTTCTCTTCTGATATAACTTCCTGTTCTTCTGCTAAATTATTCATACTCTTCTATACCCTCTTGGATCATCGACCACTGCTTCAACAGTGTCGTCATTAATTAATCTAAACTCTTCGTTGTGAATTTTAAATCTTGTTCCTGAGTAAGACCTAAAAATAACAAAATCACCTTCTTTGCAATATGCACCGTTTGGAAATTTATTTTTATCTTTGTAAGCGTCTTCTCCCATTTTAACAACAAATCCTACAATGGAAGCTATGCCTTCTGCGTCTCTTATAGCATCAGGTACATATACACCACCTTCGGTTTTTTCTTCTACTTGTACTGGAGAGATTAAAAGTTTATAACCCTTCGGTTTCGGCATTTGAGAAGCTACTTTTGGTTCTTCTTCTTTCTTTACAGCTTGATACATTTTTTACCTCATGCAGTGATTAAGGATCACAGTTCCTTGCGTTAAAAACGAAAAAGTTACATATAACTTTTTTTAATCATTATTATAATTTTTCTGAATGTCAAGTAAGTCTTGATGAATTTTAATAAGACACCTATATTCTCCGACCATTCTAGAGTATTCACTCATGTCGTTAGCATTGCCTGAAGCTATGTGTTCTTTTAACTGTTCTTTATAATCTATTATTTTTTTTATAATAGGAGCGTAGATTTCTTCACTCATCTACAAACTCTCTTGCAAGGTCAATACCTTCTTGAATACCTTGTTTTGTTTCTTCTCTTTTGCCTTTTTGCTCGTCTTGTATAGCTTTTGTAGCTACTTTAGCTAAATCTATTTGCTGATCTTTTTGTTTTTGTTCTGCATCTAGTTTTATTTTTGCCATATCCATTTGTTGTTTGTGAGCAAACTCTGCTTCTTTTAAAGCCATTTCTTTTTGTTGAATAACTGTTAGAGGGTTCTGTTGTTGTTCTTTAGCCTCTTGTTGTGCTACTTCTGCTTTACTCTTATTAAGAACCTTTGCAGATGCTTCTGCTGTTAATTTAGATAACTGCTCTTCAACGTCCTGTGGTAGTGGCTCGTCTTCACTAGGCATAGGCACACCTAACTGCCCCTCTATTTCTTTTCTATATTGAAATGCAACGTGTTCTGCAATATGAGCCGCCATTGCGTTTTGTATTACTGATGCAAACGGTGACTGCCCTATAATTTGTTGTAGTTTTGGGTCTTGAGCTGCGGCTGTATGAACAGCTATATGAGCTTCGTGATCTTGATATTTAAATGCTTTTACTGGCTCTTGCTTCATTATAGCCATGTTTTCAGCTACAGGGTCTTTTGATTTTATATCTTCAGGAAGTTTAATAATACTATCGGCATCCTGTATTCCCAACACCTCTAGCATTTGCCTGTGCAACTTTCCCATGTCGTACAATTGTGGTGCTTGTTGTGCTAATTGTAGTGCTGATTGGTACTGCGTTACTCTTTGTGCCATTGTAGACGCATTAGGGTCTGATACAGGTATTACATCAACTCTGCCATCAAAATCTTTTGTTCTTGAGAAGTCACCCTCTGTTTCATAGATATACTCAGACGGCATAAAGTCATGTACACACTTAGCTAGTATACGGAGTTCTTTCTTCAGAGCCGCATGAAGCCTTGACTGAACACCAGACATGACTTTCATTGATCTTTCTAATAGTGCTAGTGTAGTACCCACTGGGGCGTTAGGGTTCATGTTTCCTACTTGAACATCAGCTATTGAACCAATTCGTCTTCCTTCTTCGACAATATTCCCCAATAACTGGTAAAGCACTGAGGATGGTTCTTTATAAGGTATAAACGTAATGGAATCTCGTATCGCACCACCAGGAACATCGACATCCCTGAACTCACCAGGCATGAGAGGCGAATCATCCCCTTTAATACGGAGACCCCTAGCTTTAAGACCAGCAGGAAGATTCGATAACGTACCTGCATCAATAAGCTGACGAAGGATGGACGTTGCCGATTTAGCCAATCCACCAATAAGGTGAATAAGCCCTGTGCCGTAGAAACCAAGGCTTGGAAGGTATCTGTAGTGAACGAAATGTGGTCTTTTAGTTTTCTTTTCATCATCTTCATACCAATTCTTTCTAATAGCTAAGATCGTTCTAGATGATTTGTCTATTGTAACAATGTAGGGTCTTGCCAGACCATCTTTATCTTCAAACGGTTCAGGCATATCAAGATCAACGTGCATCTCTAGTATGGTGTGCCTGTCATCGTCATCATAAACTTCATTACTTCCTTCCATATCGTCATACTTTTCTTGTATGTCAGACTCATCTCTTGTTGGTTCTGGAAGTTCTATATCTTTATAAAAACCATTAACTTGCAGTTCTCTTACTTGGTTTTCTGTTTTTTTCATTACATGAGTATACCGTGAACAAGACATCAAGTCGGATGCACCATAAGAAACTACAAAGTCTTCGGCAGGTACAAACATAGAACATGGTCTTTCCATGATTGGGTCGTAATAAACTTTTTTAAACGCTGATCCTGCAAGGGGGAGACGGAAGAGCATTTGCTCCATCTCGTCACGGTATTCAGTCATTTCTTCAGTCAACATATAGTTCATTTCGTTTTCTACACGTTTAGACTGTGCTGTCTTTTCTTTGGTTTGTTTTCCTACGATCTTAGTGCGAACAGGTCCTGACGCAGGGAATATCTCTCCCATTGCTTGCGCTTGAAACCTGACAATAGCTTCTGATAGTAGTGGATGAAAAACTCCAGAAGCACCTTCCCAAGGTTGGGTTCTTTCTTCTATCTTCATTCCAAGAAGATCAAGACCTTTTACATAAGATCGTGACCATTCTTTTCTAGACGATCTATCTGATTCAAAATCTTCTACTAGCTCTGATGCTATTTCTTCTAAGTCTGCATCTTCTATAAAATCAGCTAGATTTGAGTTGTGATCAGGTCCGACAAGCTCTTCTGTCAAACCACCTTCAAAGTCAACTACAACACCACCGTCATCTGTTTCTACAGATACAGAATCTGGATTAACGACTTCTACTTTAAGTTCTGACTCAGAAGGGTTATCTTCTATGTCAACCTCAAACGGTTCAAGATTTTTATCAACAGCCATTATCTAATTCTAAAGTTTGTTCCTTTAGTGGCTAGACCTCCACCTCTCATTTTAAGAACCTTACCACCTTTAGCCATGCCTTTTTTCTTCATAGCACCACCACCTGCGTACATTTTTTTCTTCATAACGCCACCACCACGCATGGTTTGTTTCTTCATAGTGGTTCTACCACCTGCAGCGTAAGTTTTCTTTTTCATAACGCCACCACCACGTTTTTTACTTGCGGCAAAACCCTTTAGTGATTCAGCGTGTTGCTTAGTTTGTTTCTTCTTAGCAAAAGTATTAGCCCATTCTTTTAGGGTCATTCCTTTTTTCTTTAACTCTGCCCCTGTAACAGCTAATTTCTTTTCTCCCTTTTTATCATAAAAGTATTTTTCTCCTGCTTTTCTTGCCGCCGCTATACTTCTTGGCTTATCTTTTAAAGGATCAGCCCCTTTTTCTACTTGTCCTTTTGCTGTGCTTTTCTTTGGAGTATCTCCAAGAGCAGGTCCTTTCTTAACAAGCTTTACAGGACTAACTAGGTTTGGCTCTTTATTTTTTTTATTTTTTTGTTCTTTTTTGATTTTCGGAACAGTTGAAACTCCTTGCCTTGGCAAGCCAGGTCCTCTTTCTGGTGGGTAAGCAACTATTCTATTAGGGTCGTTTCCTTTTTCTTTATCTTTCTTTAATATTTCTTGGGCTTTTTTGTTTCCGTAGTTAGTACCCATAGAGCTTAAAACTCTTTCTTTAAACGAAATACCTTTTTTATCTTTATCTGCCATAACTGCTCCTTATCTTACTTTGTATCCTGTTAAACTAGCTGAACCACCTTTTGCTAGACCACCTCCACGCATTTTAATAACACCACCTGCTTTCTTACCTCTTTTTCCTGCATCTTCAATATCTTTTACTGTTATTGTTTTTCTAGCAGGTCTCAATCCTAGCATTTTTTGTGTTATTTTAGGAACAGGGTTTGTAAACGATACTATTGTTCCATCTTTTTTTCTATATTTAGCCATTAGTAATACTCCACTGGTCTTCTATATTTAGGCTCGTCATCCCAATCGTCTTTTTCGGCACGAACCCATCCACCTTGACGAAATCTTAACAGTGCCTGTGTGGTGCTGTCAACTAAATCATCGTGTTCTCCAGACGGAAATGACGCACATTCTTCAATAACCTCATCTGCCCATCTAGACTCATAATACCACACACTGCCACTAGAAAACAAGTCAGTAACTGCGTTAACTCTAGCAATTTTATCGTTACCCCTAGTGGGGGTAAACTCCGTAACAGGTATCCCCATAGCTCTTAATTCAAATATTAAAGGCGCACCAGAAGCTTTTGCTTCTACAATCATCTGGTCTGGTTCAAATTCCCAATATTTATCGTATGCTGCACGTTTTAACTCTGGAAACTCCAGTTTTTCTTTAAATGCATCTAAAAGAATCAGATGTGGTCTGTTTTGATCGACATCTTGGTGGTGATAGAACACCCCCCATGTGGTGCAAGCACTATAATCGCTTCTTTGTGTCTTTAAAAACGCTGTATCCCATGATTGAATGATGCATTCACAGGGTGGTAGCTCTGATTCTGTCCATTCTTGCCACCATTCACGTTTAATTAACGCTCCTTCCTCGGAGGTGGGGTCTTGTTGGTACTGTGCGTTCCATTTTGCTACTGGTAATTCAGCTTTTAAGCTGTCTAACTCGTCTAAGCTCCAAAATTCTTCCCATAATGGCGTACCAGAGGGTAAAATAGCAGGTAATTGTATTAATTCCCACTCATCTGCACCTTCTCTTTCGGTCATACTCTTTAAAATCTTACCTGTTAGGTCTCTTTTTGACCATCTGGTCATAACTAAGATGATTGCACCACCTGGCTGTAGACGTTGACGAGGACCTGAAGTGTACCATTCGTATACTTTGTCGTATACATCGGGGTTATACTGCCCTAATTGAGCTTCCTGCTCCGAGTGTGGGTCATCAATTATAAGAATATCAGCACCTTTACCTGTTACAGCACCACCAACACCAATAGCAAAGTAGTCACCACGCTTGTTTGTGTTCCATCTACCTGCGGCTTTACTGTCTGTTGACAGTTCAATGCCACTAAAGACATTTTGATAATCTTTTGACTGTATAAGGTTTCTTACTTTTCTACCAAAGCCTACTGCCAACTCAGCAGTGTGGGCTGTTTGGATTACTTTCTTATCTGGATACTGCCCCAAAAACCAAGCAGGGAAAAGATACGATGCAAATTCTGACTTAGTATGACGGGGTGGCATATTGATTATCAATCTTTTTAGTTCGCCTTTGGCAACTCTTTCAAAAGCATCAGCCATTACTTCGTGATGTTCACCACCGATAAATCCAGACCACATCATCTTGACAAAAGTTAAGAAGTCAGTTTTCGATAAATCTTTTTCTTTGGCAGTTTCATACTCTTCTAAGAGTTTCAGCATTTCTTTTTGCTGATCTAAAGGAAGTAGAGCAATTTTAGCTTTTAAGTCTTTAGACTGAATGTTCACTGTTTCTTCCTATTCCTTCTAGCAGATACAACTCTTAAATTACTTTTCTTGTTATTTCTAGGATTTCCGTCTCTATGGTCAATATGTTTTTTATCCCCTTTCTTAACAGTACCTTTCTTTATAGCTTTTCTTCTGTTTTTATTTCTTAACGCTCTTTCCTGCTTCATTTTCTTAGAGGCATGATATTTTCTATATTCACTCATTTTTTTCTTTACATCCTTTCCTCTTATAGGTATACCTGTATAATAGGTATACCTTTTATAGGTATATCTTTAAAATTACTTCGTAATTTAACAGGTATACCTATGGTTCTAGAACTAGCTACAATATGGAACATACTGCTAACAGTCATAGTAGCACCTATAGCCTGGTATATCAAATCCCAAAATGATGAACTCAAAAGAGTTCAAATACTTCTAAACAAAACACGGGAGCAGTACGTTCATAAGAATGACCATAAAGATGACATAGATAGAGTGGTCGAACACTTAGTGAGACTAGAACAGAAGCTAGATAGCCTATTAGCCTCCAAATAAGCGTCACTCAGTAGGCAGTGAACCCAAATACAACACAAAGTACCACCAAACCATTAAACCCTCTGTATCGCCTTTAATTAGCCTTTCCATAACATAGGAGAATAACACACTAAACCAAACCAATTCATTCACTTTAAAGCGTTTTAACAGTTCCATATGATTCTATGTGCAGATTACTATATATACTCATGTCCAACTGGGTGCTTGTCATCGGTGGGGTGGGGGTAGGTGGGGTCAATCTCCAAGTAAGGTTTTGATCTTTGCCTCTAGCTCCTCTTTTATCTGATCAGCATCTCTGGACTCATCAACTGAAATAGCAGTATTGAAAAGCTGTACGTCCTTGAGCTTGCCCAGAAGTTCCAAGGCTCTGACTCTGGATGTTGGACTGCCATGTTCAAAATCTGATGCCTCTCTTTCGAGTCCTGTAATAATTTGATGTGATCGATTGAGCGATTGACTCCGATGCCTTTCTTCTAATTGCAGTTTCCTGTCTTCGTAAATTGGGGTTAAATTGGGGGATCGGAATAATAGGTGAGCCTCTTTCCTGACATTGGCATCACTGAAGTTCTTACAGTCATATGAGGCTTTATAGCTATCGGTTAGCGTGAGAGGTTGATCTACTCCTATTCCTAATATGCCATCAATGAATTTAGACTGCTTGGCAGTCAGACGAGTCCGAGTTTTTGTCTGCCCTTTTACAAGCTTTAACTTTGGTTTTTTATGGTCTTTCATCGTTCAAATTCTCCTCTAAAAAGTGGTCTATAACTTTTTTATTTGGGTGCTAAAAAGTACAATATACCACTTAAAAGAACAAAAGGTAAACATGAATATAAGGCTTATACAGAGGCATACAGGACTTTTAGGTAGTCTAGGTTACGAAACACCTCCAGAGGCTACTGACAGGCTTTATATTCGATCTGAGCATTTTGACCTCAAAAAAAAAATCCTTTAAAATCAATGACTTAGAAGTTCACTTTCTGTACTTTTAGACATTTGGCTGAAAAAAAACCCTTTAAAAACAAGGACTTAGTTTTTGCACATATACCCTTTTAAACAAAGGCTTTGAAATAAAACCCTTTAAAATCAAACACTTAGCACATAGCCACAATAAAATAAGGGTGTAAATAATAGCTGAGAGGCTAGAAAAAACCCTTTAGAATCAATGACTTAAAAAAGTCATATATAACTTTGAGTGTTATGAAACCCAATAAAATAAGGGGATTGAGATATCTATTTATTATCAATGGTTTAACTATGTCTTATTATTAGTTTGACATGGATATCAAGTTATGATCTAACAGAGGTGGGGCAATGCCCCTTGTACGAATCATGTGGCAAAAATACAACAGAAAGGAAATCGCCAAGAACCAGACATCGCAAGCCAAAATGGGTCTCAAAATCTGACATTAGCTGTAATATGTAGGTAGCCAGAAAGTCGAGAGAAAATCGCCCCCAATAAATCCACCAATCAAAAGGTGAGTAGAGCGAGCCAGAGAAATAGCCAAACTCAAAACAGAAACAAACCAAGGACTAGGCTCTGCGATGTAGGGCAATTTTCTGAGGTCTTTCGACATCAAATAAATTAGATGGGGCGAGCAATCGCCCCTCTTAATTTTACGAGAGGTGCAGAAATAGTTCTGCATCTCTTTTAGAATTAATGGAGTGAAAAAATGAAAATTAAACCAAATAAAATTTTTGAATTTTGGAGTTGTGACGAGATTGCTGAGTGTGTCGATGGTGTAAGTGAAGATTTATATCGATCTCTCTGGCGAATGGTAGGGCAAGAGCAATCAAGAGATTCCTTAGTTGTTGCTGACATTTGGAACAAATTCAGCGATGAAGAAAAATTAGAGTTAAACAGTTTGAAAGTAGGTGAGTGAAATTACATAGGATGAGAGCCTCACTGAGGCTCGACTCCCCTGTAATTACAGGACAACATCAACGTCAAATAGGAGTGAAAACCATGACAATATTATCAAAAGAAATGATCGACGTAATTGAAACAGTGAATGCAATGATCGAAACAAATCGAAACACTAACAAGGCAAACAGTGAGGCGATCAACAAGGGCAACATCGATATCTATGCAACAACAGTTGCAAGCTTTTCCAAATATAAAGCTGATACGATAAGCACCAAGGACGTTAAAATCTTTAGAGGTCAATGCTCAAACGATTGTTTCCTTAGTCCATCGAAGACCAAAAAGGTAGTTGAAAAAACTCAATGGGTCTTTGAGGACTTCAAGAAAAACAAGGTTTTCAAATCATGGCATAACCTTGGATATGCTGAGATTGTCACTGAGATTAAGAACAAGTTCGAAGAACTTGGGATCACATCAGAGGCAAAGTTGATTAAGCATTTTGATCCAAAGAGACAGGATCAGTCAGACGTAGAAAAGCTTGTTGAAAAAATCCTAGGCAGACCATCCAAAAACGAGGGTGGATGGGTTGGTGGATTGGATGCCAGAGACCTTAGAAAATTCGAAGAGGTATTTGAGGCAACCAAGGATGCAAAAGATGAGATGAATGGCAAAGGTGCGAAAGCTGAGAAGACCAAAAAAGAAGAGCAGAAGATCAACGAAGAGGTCAACGAATGCTCAGATATGTTGGTTGCCTCTGCTAATGCTGACAATCAAGCAGACCTAGACAACAACCCATTCTGATTATTTCTAACAGGGCAGTTTAAAGTTATAGCTAACTTTTTTACTGCCTTGATAGATGCAATCAGCATCATCTCAAACAATAATTATAAGGAGTGAAAAAATGAGATTTAGTGATATTAGAGATTCAATAGTTTCAATTATGAGACATAATTTAGAAGTTCAACAGTCTGGAAAGGCAACGGACTCGTCCATCCTTAACCCATATGTTGTTGGTACATATGGCATTGGAAAGACTTGTTGTGTTAACGATGCCATCAAGGTGTTAGGCAGTGATTGGGGATGTGTTCCTTATCGATTGTCAGACCATGAACCCACGATTTTATCTGGTTGCAGAATACCAAATAAAGAGGGAACAGAGGTTGTTATCGCACGTCCAGATTGGCACGTTAAGGTCTGGGATGCATTCAACAATGGCAAGAAATATGGAGTTCTTTTTCTTGACGAGGTTGCAGAGGCTGAGATGCAAGTTCTTAATGTTGGTAGGCAGTTGATCAACGGACTCGGAATTGGTGAGTTCAAATTGCCCCAAGGCTGGTTCATCGCATTAGCTGGAAACAGAGTTAAAGACAAGGCTGGTGCAAAGAGACTGCCCACACATTTTAAGGACTGCTTAGTGTTTCTTGAGGCTGATGCAGACCTTGAAGACACTTGCTCTTATGGTGTTGAATCTGGTTGGGATTTCAAGGTTGTTTCCTACCTCAGAGCGAGACCAGAGTTTTACTGCAATAACGATCCTCTGGAAGATGTTTCTCCTAATCCTAGATCATGGGAGAGGGTGAGCAATGCCTTAAAGTTAAAGGGTCTCGGTGCTAGTGTACTGCAACAGATAATAACAGGAACAGTTGGTGAGTCAGCCTGTGCAGATTTCATCGGTTTTCTTAAAGTTATCAAAGATGTTCCAGAGTTTCTAAACTTGGATAATCTTATTGCTAACCCAAAGACTGCGAGAATACCAGAGAGACCAGACGTTCAATATGCTCTTTGTGGTGCTTTATCTGGCAAGGCAACGAAATCAAACATCGGCAACATAATTGCTTACATCTCAAGATTTCAAGAGAAAGAAATGGCAGTTGTTTGCATTAAGGATGCAGTCAAAAGAGACAATTCTTTTTCCTCACACGAAGAGGTTAAAGCTTGGTTAAAAGCAACAGGTAGGGAGTTAATGGTATGAACCTAGACGTAGACACAAAAATTGCGAAAGCAAAAACTATGTTGATCTTGAAGTTTCCATTCTATGGGTCAACTCTTTTAAGCACTGTTGTCCGAGAGGATAACAGTGTGCCAACGATGGCAACCGATGGAAAGAGCATTGTTTGGAATAGGTCTTTTGTTGAGACCTTAACAGTCCAAGAGGTCATGGGTGTTTTTGCCCATGAGGTCTTACACATTCTTTTCAAACACGCATTAAGGTTGAGAGGCAGAGTTCACTTAACTTGGAATATTGCTTGCGATTATGCCATTAATCAAATCCTTAGACGAAGTGATTTCACTCTCCCACAGGGTGCTATATTCCACGAGGAATATGGCAAGTTTTCTGCCGAGGTCATCTATAATAAGATCAGACAGGAAGAGGAAGAGGAACAGGGCAACCAACCAGAACAGGGCGAGGGCGATGGAGAGGGCAACGATCAAGGCGAAGATGGTCAAGGCTCTGGAAATCAGCCTCAGTCTAGCAGTGGTTCTGGCAACCATAAGTCTCAAGGTTGGGGTGATGTTGTTGAGCCTAAAAATGCAGATGGTTCTGCCTTGTCAGAAACTGAGTACAAGTTGGCAGAGGCTGATGCAGATCAGAAACTTCTCAATGCGACTCAGCATAGATCAAGGGGAGATATCCCAAGTGAACTGCATGGGATCATCGACAAATTACTTGAGCCTAAAGTTTCATGGCATGATCAGTTTGATCAGTTTATTAAGGGTGGCGATAATCGGCAAGGTTGGACTGAGAAAAAGATCAACATCATTAGGCACAGGACAACAGGAGTTCTTGATCCTGTAGTTGACCGAAAAGGTGTTGGTCATATTGTAGTAGCACAGGATCAATCTGGATCAGTTCACGACAAGGAACTTGTCCGAGGCTTTACCGAGTTGAACTATCTTTGCGAAGACCTCAAGCCAGAGAGTGTCACTGTCATTCCATTCGATGCAGACGTTAACAAAGACAAGGTGCAGTTTTTCGATCAAGGCGAAGAGATCGAAAAGGTTAACATCAAGGGCAGAGGTGGAACGTGTGTTCAGCCTGTCTTTGACTTCATCGAAGAAAAAGGCATTGAGGTTGACAGGCTTATAATCTTTACTGACATGGGCATATTTGACTATCCAGAAGTTGCCCCAGATTATCCTGTCCTCTGGGTGAACGTGTCACCATCCAAAGGCGTTGCTCCATTCGGTCAGACTATCAAGGTGGATCAGTGATGGAGTACAAGCACAACGATGGGGGGGAATGGTTCTATAAACCATTTCTCCCCAAACATCCTAGGGCGAGAGACCCTAAAACTTATTTCGGATCAGTGGCAATTGCTATTGCCTCTGACATTTCCTACATCGATGCTCACGAGAAAATGAAATTTATTTCTGAGACCTCAAAGACAAGGCGAGTCCAATACCATAAGCTTAAAGAGTATATTTGTAGTATTGGTTTCGATTGGCATTCTACTATGCGTATAGGCTCTGGAGTAGAGGTTCATTTACGCAAAGAGGAGTTGCCAGAGGGAAACCTTATCATCAAGGTCTCTGGTGATCTTGTTGCAGTTATCGATGGAGTTATTAACCATTATCATGATCCTAGACGATACGATGGAGAGGGCAATGTGAATCGTGCAGTTTATGGTTATTGGAAAAAGCAAGAGTAACTGGATGGGGATTGGAAAAGTTATATATGACTTTTTTTAATCCCTATCAAGATACCCTTGGGTGTCAGAGTAATTTTGGTCGGTGCGATCATGGTTTACTACTCTTTAAACAAGGTTCAAACCTCTAACTGCAAGGCTCTTTTCGGTGTGGGAGTTAAGCCTCTAAAGTGAAACTCCCCTACTAAACGTCATTAAAAAAAAGGAGTGAAAAAATGACATTATTTAAAAACGTATTGCCATCAACAAAGATGGTGGAATTGTACAACGAAGATATCAAAAGGTTAGCTAGTCTTTATGGTATGGGTTCGGATATAATCCGACTCCTTGCCAAGCAATGTACACACAGATATTTTTACGAGATTTCAAACAATGCAGATGAGGGAACAGACGAGTTTCTTTATTTTCAAAATTTCGCAAAATCTGTAGGTGGTAATATTGCTCATGCATTGCCTTTGCTATCTGTCGCTAAACTTATGAGAGCAATCCGAAAGATAAGGAAAGAGAGCAGAGGGGATATCTATAATCCTGTAAAAGGTAAAGACTATCTGGAGGCTACATTTTCCAACAGTCTACAGAAAAGAATATTAGAGAACCAAGTGTCTTTTTCTAATTCTTTAGCTATGAATTTTCCAAAGGCTCATGGAACTATTCACATTAAAATCAGAGAGCCTAAAGGCTACAAAGGTGATGTCTTCGAAAGAAGTGGTCATGTAATCTCTGCCCCTTACAATTGGAAGTGGACAGTCGAAAATGAGGGCATAGCAGTTGTGCAGTCTGGTAAGCGATTAATGTTTACTCTAAAGGCTGAGTACATACCCAAAGAGAAGTTGCTTAAAGATGGCATAAAATCCTACAAGGTAACACTGCTTGATCCTGTCTGGTCAAAAGATAGGAGAAAGTCGTATTACGATTTTGAGCCTAAGATAAATCAAGATTGGTGGATTCTCAAAAAAGAAACTATGGATGAGGATTTAATCGGTGTAGGCGAAGATGTTCATTCTGCTAGGTCTCTTATCGAAAGACGTTATACTAGTAGAGCAACCAAAACTTTGTTGGGGGTGTAAGATGACTATTAAAGAAATAATAAACTACATCAAAGAGATGCACGTTATTGATATCTTTAACTGCATCCTCTTATTCATGGGCATATTGGTAATGATCTTTATCTGGTTTGCATTCGCAATTGAGATGGGTGGTGGCAATGTTTGAGTTCTGGAATAGAGGCTTTTTTAATAAAGTCGTGATTGTCTCTGGCATTGCTTGGATTATTATCACAATAGGCATTATCAACAATTTAGCTAACGACAACCTAGACAATGTCTCTACTTGGTCGAGTCTTGCCCTTGTAGATATCTTATGCCTTTTAATTGGCTTATGGGGATGTGACTACTAACAACTGATTATGTCCTTTGGGACACTAAAAAAGTTCTATATAACTTTTTGCTAATAGTGTCCCTGTGGGTGCAATCAAGCATCATATAGGAGTGAAAAAATGAACAATAAAATTAAATGGAAAAATATCGAAACATCCGAAGAAAAAGAACTTAATTACATTAGAAGAATGGAACAGAAACAAATAGAGGATTCTTTAATTCTAAAAAGAGTTGAGGATTGGCTTGCACAAGAAGTTGCCGATTCTGAAACTTCCTTAGAGTGTGAAGATTTGGAAGATGACCCCATACACGAGGGTCGGTTGGAACTTGCCGAGGGTATACAAAAATTAATTAACACTTGGCGAAAAGAATTTAAAAAGTATATGATAGAACACCGATAGGCTACTGCCTGCTATACAGGGTTCACTCCCTTTTGCCTATCGGAAACTCTGGGGGAATTTTTATTCCCCCATTTTTTTTATAGCAGGAAACTCCCCCATATCTCAGCCCTCAGACCTTTTGGTCTGGGGGCTTTTTTTTTGTCTTTTTTTTCGGACTTAAATCAGCATTTAAATCCGTTTATCTTTTATCAAGGTTTGCTACTATATAGATTCAAGCTTGAAAAAGGGAGAGTTTGTATATTGGAATACTCCAAACAACATCGGTGGTCACTGCCCAAAAATTGGTCTGATACTTATTGAATCAGTTAAGGGATATATTTAGGGACTCTCCCTAATTCAAAAAAGTTCTATATAACTTTTTCGTTCCCTGGTTGCCGTCCCAGGCATTCCTAACCTAAAAAAAAAGAGCCTCCGAAGAGGCTCTGAAGTTTGACATAATTGTCAGAGTGAAAAAACTATTTAGGTCTACTTTGTTATATTGCTTTTTTTGTTGTTTTGTCAAGTGGTTAGGCAAAGACACTTATCATCATAACGTGTCCAACTCGTGTCCAACTTAAAAGGGAACATCTTCATCGCTACCCAAGAAGTCATCATATATACCTTTAGGCTTGAACTCACTGTACGTTGAGGTGACGGCATTGTAGTTAAGAGATGTATCTCCTTGCTTGCCAACCCACGAGTACCGACACTTCCAACAATGAACTTCAGTTATATTTGACTCAGATGGATTGGGTCTGTGTATAGAAAGTCCTACATCAGCTTTGCTAAACCATGACGCACTACCAGAAATATCATAGCCTTTTGGCACAGGTATCTTACCAGACGAATCTCTCATCATCTTTGTGGGATGAGCAACGAACCATAAGTGAACGTCATAGCTTTGTGCGAATACTCTTAACTGTGTCAGCATATCTGATACCCAATCTGTCTCCTTAACGTCTTGAGGTTTGGCTATGTAGTTGTACGGATCGATTACACAACCTCTCACTCCATGACGTAGTACGGCTACCTTTAGCCTTTCTATTATAGAGTTAAGTGTTGCTAACGAACCATCTGCCTGATGAACAAAACTAAAGTGTTCTTGAAGAAACTCTCTTCCCTGCGATAGGTCGGCTTTTGTCATTCTAGGACTAACACCCTCAAAGAACGGCTTTCCACAATGCTTGGATATTAATTTTGCTAAATGTATATCTGGTTGGTTCTCGAAGCTACAGACTGCAAATTTCCACCCCTTGTTCTTTGCTAAGTTTACCATTAGCTGATCGACAAACTCAGACTTACCACTAGACGGATGCCCTGTTACCACGGATATCTGTCCTGTAACAACAGTGTATAGATCATCTACGTTGTCGTAGCCTGTTGACTCTCCCTTGCCAAAACCATCTGTGTAAAGTTTCTCTAACTTCTTGTAGAAATGATTTGCATCATACAACCCCGATACGGGGAATGGTTCTGCCTTCTCTATTGCTGATAAAAGTTCTATAGAACTTTTTTTAGTTAGAACCTCGTTAGCATCCTTACACCCCTCTGGATATTTAAATCTAAAACATTTATGTCTGCCAACTCTTCTAGCTATTTCCTCTGACATTGCTCTACCAGACGAATCATCATCAGTTGCTATGATTATCTTTTCCACACTCTCCAATACTTCTTTGGCATTCCACAAAAAACGAAATTTATTATCTGACTCTGGATCGATCTTGCCATCAACAACTTTCATCACTGCTCCATTTGGAACACTGACCACGTTATCGTAACCAACTTCTAAGAAGCTGAGTACGTCAACTTCTCCCTCGCATACAATCAAAGGCTTTTCTGAATCTATACTGTCTATGTTAAAAAATGTTTGAGGTGAGCCGTTACAGGCAAACCCTTTATCCTTGATTGCTCTTATCTTTGATGCGTAAACATGACCTTGATTTGTGTAGGGAAAACTTACACACTCTGTTTCCTGCCCCACGGAATTTATATAATTATTAAGACTTTTTAGTCCGACCTTGTTCGCTATTTTCTCACTGATCCCTCGTTCAGAAAGCCACTGTAAGCTATTGTTTGTTAAGGGTTTTTCGTCTAATTGTTTCACTACTGACATAGGTTCAACCTCTCTTTCATTTTTATAATTTTCAGAACCAGAAAGACTACAATGGTGACAATAATATACAGAACCATCGTGATCAACTTTGACCGATAGTGTCTTTAAATTTTTCTTTTTTCTGTCACGACATTCAAAACTAGGGCAATGTATTTTATATTGACCAACACCTAATTTTTGAACCATGACGTTTATGTCTACGTTTTCCATGATTCCTACACTCTGAACATTCACAATAAAATAATACCATTTAATTTGTCAAGTAGGTTGGTGTATCTGCTTGATCATAAGTGCTTACCCTTATGATTGTTCTAGGATTTTCTTTATCCAGACCCCAATAGATATGTTTCTCTTTTACCTGTCTGTCGTTGTAGTAAACATAATCTTGCATACAATCGAGTATAAGTGATTCGTCTAGGTCTGGTCTCCTAGATGCGTAGTAGATCATCATCTCAACCTTTACATAATCTTCTGTTAGTGGATCAATTTTTGGTATTTGTTTCTGAAACTCTTTAACGTAGTTTAGTGCCTTTTTAGATTTTATTGGAACAATTCTGTCCTTAATTTTTACTAACTGTCTCTGATTTGCTTTGGAACATGGCTCTCCTAAAACTGTAAAAGTAATATTAAAAATATCTTTTTTAGGTTTTTGCATTGACAATGACATATCTTATCCTTATAAATAATTTTAATAACTATAAAGAAAAACAAATAGGTTAACAAGATGATTACTAATAAGCATGGTCTCCCAGAGGCTTTTGTAAACTTTGCTCGTAACGATAAATATACGAAAGGTGATTCGGATATTTCGGTTACGCAGTTAATAGATAGTCCTCGTGTTTTATTGATGAGAGAAAAGCACAAAGAGGATTTATCAGTTGATGCGATGGATATGGTATTCGCATTATTTGGAACGGCAGTTCACTCCGTCCTTGAGGGGGCAACAGGCAAGAACGTAGTAAAAGAAGAACGTATATATTCGGACGTAAGAGGGTGGACATTATCTGGTGCGATAGATCAATACGAAGTAGAAGACGATGGAATAATAATTACTGACTACAAAGTAACATCGGTTTGGTCTGTCATATACGATAAGCAAGAGTGGGTTAATCAGTTAAATGTTTATGCTTACTTACTAGAGAAAGAAAAAGGCATACCTGTTAAGACGATTCAGATATGTGCCATACTGCGAGATTGGAACAGGCGAGAGGCATCGTTAAAGCCAGATTACCCCAATACCCCAATGGTTGTCTTAGACATACCTCTATGGTCTTTAAAAGATCGTACAGGCTATGTAGAGGACAGAATGTCCATACATCAAGAGGCTAGACAGGGATTTGACTTTGATGAAGTTGTTTCACTTTGCAGTTCTGCTGAGAGATGGGCAAGACCAGATAAATGGGCAGTTATGAGAAAAGGTAGAAAGAGTGCCGTTAGACTATATGACAATGAAGAGGATGCAAAAGAACATATAGTGACGAAAAGAAATGAGCCATCCAAAAATCAAAAACCAAATCCTTACAAGATCGCTGACTATTACATTGATCATAGGAAAGGTGACAACTCTAGGTGTAGTGGAAACTACTGTGGGGTTGCTGAATTTTGCACACAATATAAGGAGTTACTAAATGAGCGAACAAAAGAAATTTAATATTGAAACAGAATTTTATAATTGGTTAGAAAAATGTCCTTTGTCACATTGGCAAACGATATCAGAGCATAAGCACACTGATCACATAGCAGTGACAGTCAAATTTAAGATACCTAAAAAAAGTGATATAGAACTTTTAGATGAATATAGGGGTTTAGAGGTATGACAGTTCCATCATTTTTTTATGTCCTTTATCTGATAACTATTCCAGACGTTCTTAGTGAGGGTCAAAATGTTCACAGGATTGCTTTTGAAGAACAAGAGGATTGTTTGTATATGGCTCACACTTTAGACCAAGAACTTGACCCTTTTGCAAGGAAGCAACAATGCCAAGAACTTACTGAATACAATTTTTTTGTCAGAGTTCCATTGCCAAAGCCAGAGGGGATGTTGTGATGATCAATTACGATTTAAAAAAGTTATCTAGTATTAAAAACTTTGAGATAAAGAAATCTACAGTGGGTAGCAACCGAACTTGGAAGAAAGAAACAATTGAGGCTTTTAAAAAGATTGCTAGAAACAAGAGGAAGAAGAATGCCCATAATGACAAATGAGCAAGCCAATGAGTATTTCAAAGATAGAAAAGCCAAGTGGTGGTCTTGGCATAAGAAAAACCCAGAGGTTTATGAATTGTTTGAGAAGTTTACTCTTCAAGCAATTAAGAGAGGACACAAGAGATTATCAGCTTGGCTGATAATTAATCGTGTTAGATGGGAGACTAGTGTGGAAACATATGGTGACCCATTTAAAGTTAGTAATGATTATATAGCTTTTTATAGTCGTTACTTTATGCACAGATACCCCCAATATAAGGGGTTCTTTAAATTACACGCAATGATTGGAGAAAATTTATGAGTGAAAAAACAATATGGTCTACCCTAAAGGGTATAAATGTCGAAGAGAAAAAGATGGTGGAGAAAAAGAATAATCTTTCCTACATCTCTTGGGCAAAAGCTTGGAGTGCATTATGTGATGCCTATCCAGACGCAACATTAGAAAAGCATTGTAATGATCAAGGCTTTCCATATTTTAAGGACGATAACGGATGGTGCTTTACTAAAGTAACTGTGACTGTAGGTGATAAATCTATAACAGAGATGCTACCTGTTCTTAACTATGCGAACAAGCCTTTGCAGAATCCTAATAGCTTTGAGGTCAATACCTCTCTACAACGATGCTTGGCAAAAGCTATTGCTTTACACGGCATGGGTGTACAGGTCTACTCTGGTGAGGACTTGCCCCCTTCTGCCGCAGCCCAGGAACAAAAAAGTGATATAGAACTTTTTGATGCAAGTATCAATAATCCAGATGGAGAAAAACAGGATTGTCATAAGTTACACATAAAAGACGTTGCCTCTAAATTTATAGGTTTATTGGATTTATGTAAGACATCGGATGAAGTAGTGGATTATTGGAAAGCTAATAATAAAGAGGGTTTTGCAGTCCACGTTATTGAAAAGGCAGACAAGGACGTTCTTGCTACTTGTCGAGTGAGGTTTAAAGAAAAGCGAGATGAATTAACCAATAAAGCAAAAGGAGTAAATTAATGGATAATCAACAATATGCTAATGGAAGTCTTTTCCAAAATGTTAACAAGAGCAAAGAGGCTCACCCAGATTATACAGGAACACTAGAACTTAGTTCAGAAGTGGTAGAGGATTTAAGTAATCAATTCCATGCAGGTGTTCCATTTCCTAAAATTTCCATCGCAGGATGGAAGAGAACTGCAAGGAAGTCTGGTAATGTTTTTCTATCTGTAAAGGCTAGTGTCTTACAGGAAAGAAAAGGGCAAGAACCTGTTAACACCTCTAAACCACAAGCAACTGCAAGTGCTGATCCTTTTAAGAACCAGAATGACCCATTTGGCTAAGAAGATCAGAGATGCTAAGTATCTCTCTGTTGTCCGTGGTGAGCCTTGCCTAATTTGTTTTAAAGAGGGTGAGGCTCATCATATTATGTATGCAGAGCCTAGAGGTGTAGGTTTAAAGGTTGGTGACAATTGGGTTGTTCCTCTTTGTCACGAGCATCATATGAGTATTCATCACTACGGAAATGAAAAGAAATGGTGGATATTCCAAGGTATTGATCCCATTGAATGGGCAGACAAAAATTGGAGAAAGTATAATGAAACTAGATCGAAGAAAAGCAAGCTACCTTAGAGCGATGCCTTATGACGTTGTAGTGGAAGTTACTTACAGACGTACAAGAAGAGTAAGAGCAAACACATTAACACAGGCAAAAGAATTTGCGAAAGAACGAGAAGAGGGTTACGCAAAAAGGCGATACGATCAACAAAAGATCATAGAGTATGAAGTAAGAAAAGTGTCGGCTATAAAAGGTAAACCATCAGAGGAGAGAGTGGATGTCAAGTAATAATATTAAAGATGTTGCTATCAATTTTGAGGCAGTAAAGGTTTCTATGTCACAAGACAAGAACGGAACTAACTTGAGGCTTTGTATACATCCAGATGATGTACCACAAGAACTACATCAGCATTGGGTGGGCAGTAGATACATGGTTGCTATGGTTAAACTAGATGACGAGAATCAGCCAGAACTTAGCGAAGAACAAATAAAAAGACAGAGACTCGTTAAGAGTGCAGTGATGGTTTGTAAGGAGCAGAGTTTCTGGGATTATTTGGCAAGCACGAATCCTTTTTCAGTAGATGTTAAAATAAATTCAGAATCTTCCTGTGCTGACGAGTTACGAAAACGATTAGGTATAGACTCAAGAAGTGATCTACATAGAAACGATATAGCTTTAAGAAAGTTTGAATCTATTCTTTTAGATTATCGTGAACATACAGAACTACTATGATCAAAATCAAGATAGGTAATTGCTTGGACGTTCTCAAGGAACTCCCCAAGCAACACTTCCATACTGTGGTCACCTCTCCCCCTTACTATGGGTTGCGTGACTACAATACTGGAACTTGGATTGGTGGTGACCCTAATTGTCCACATAAACGTCTAACTAAGATTTCAAAAGACACTGCAACAGGACACATGAATATGTATAACCACGGAGATGTCGTTGGTGATGCCATTTACAGACAAACGTGTCCAACTTGTGGTGCAAAACGTCAAGATGACCAAATTGGCTTAGAATTGACCCCACAGGATTACGTCTCACGGCTTGTAGAGGTGTTCCGTGAACTCAGACATACGTTAAGAGATGACGGCACTGTATGGCTTAATTTGGGGGACTCCTATCACAACTATCGCTCAGATGGGGGTCAAGCCAAGCAAACAGTGTCTAAAACACGACAAGACCTACCAGATGTCTCTCCACACAGGGCAAACAGGGTAGATGGACTAAAACAGAAAGATTTGATGGGGATACCTTGGAGAGTAGCTTTCGCTTTACAAGAAGATGGATGGTATCTACGACAGGATATTATTTGGCATAAACCAAACCCTATGCCTGAGTCTGTAAAGGATAGATGCACAAAAGCACATGAGTATATCTTTCTTCTCAGCAAGAACTCACACTACTACTTTGACCATGAGGCTATACAAGAAGAGGCAACAGATTGGGGAACTAGAGATAGGTCAAATGGAAAGTATCACAATGAGGGTACAGGTCTATCTCCCCACACAGGACTAGAGAAGTCTTACGAAACTAAAAACAAACGATCAGTATGGACAGTAAACACTAAGCCATACAAAGAAGCACACTTTGCAGTCTTTCCTACTGATCTTATAGAGCCGTGTATCAAGTCAGGTTGCCCTAAAGATGGTCATGTCCTTGATCCTTTTGGTGGCTCTGGTACGACAGGGTTAGTGGCAGATAGACTAAATAGAAATGCAACGATTATAGAACTTAACAAGGATTACATCCAGATAGCAGAGGATAGGCTTATGGGTGAAACTCCACTATTTACGAAAGTGAAAGTAGAATGACAAAGAAAGAAGATATAATAGGAAAAGCACAGGAAACTGTGGGAGCAAGGGGAGATAGCTACGGAACTCCTTACACAAACTTTAGTAGAATAGCTAAACTCTGGTCAGTTCATCTAGAAAAGGACATATCTGTATATGATGTAGGTGCTATGCTTATATTGTTGAAACTTGCAAGATCGAAAGTAGATATGCACAATGATGACACTTGGGTGGATATAGCAGGGTACGCAGGTGCAACGGCAGAGGCTATAGAATGAGACACAAGTCAATTATAATTAAACACAGATATGACATAAATGCAGGGGAACTAAAGGCTTATTTTACTGAGCATTATGACGGAATGCACGTTGTTATGAAGATTGATTGCTTGATCGATGCTATGGCAGACATAAAAAAAGAATTAGAAAAGCAAAAAGATATCTGTTATCCAAAAAAAAGTTATAAGTAACTTTTTAGTCGCCAAACCCTAGAGCCGTTAGGAAAGGAATATCTACGTTCTTCATAACGGCATTACCCCTTTCTATTAGTTTCTGTATTCTCTTATCTAGTAATTCCATTCTACGATCTTTTTCCGAATCACTTATTTTACCTTTTGGCATTCTTAGTAATTTATTTCTAATAGTAGTAAGCTTTTGTCTCTTAGTGTTTATGGCTCTTATTATACCATATACTTTTAACTCATCTGGATACTTGTTTCTTATAGCTTGTACTTCTGATCTATCACCACTCTCTATAGCCATTTTAAGTTCTTTTCTGGCTATAAATACTTGATTTCTTTTATCTATAAATGCTCCTGTATCTTCACGTTCAGAGGTTGAGTAAATACCTTTTCTAACTATTGGTACTCTTCTTATACCCTCTCTGACTTCTTCAGCCGTTAGTCCTTCTTCAAATGCTTCAAATGCCTCACCAGAGGCTACCTTATATCCTGCCGTCATAGTCCTTTGTAGAAATGCACCTGCCCCACCAGTGAAATAACCGAATACATAGTCAAGAGTATCTGGGGAGATATCAACAACCCCTTTCCTGACTTTTGATCCACCTGTCAGTGCGTTAATAGTTTGGGCAGTTGAAACAGACATTGGCGATGCACTGTTCCAGTAAGCCTGACTGTCTGGTGTGCCTACTGCAAACTGAGATACCTCTTTGTAAATCGGAGTGCCATCGTAATCTAGGTTCTGATTAATACTTACTATTGGGTCTAGAACTGTTGGAGATATTAAATTGCCTACACTCTCTGCTCCACCAAGTGGATTGACTGCCTCAAGCGTAGTGGAGAATATAGAACTAGTAGTCTGTGCGGCTGTGTACCCACCTCTTGTTCTTCGGCTCAGTGATCTTCCAAAGTTATAAGCCATGTTAACCCCGTAAGGGAGAGGTATAGTGATGAATGTTTTGTATTCTAAGTCTTTACCTGTCATTGCTTCTATACCTGCGGCAGGTAAGTTACCTATAACTATATTATGCTCTAACATGAAATCGGTTATCTTGTCGTACTCCAACATACCTTCTTCGTCTTCATCAGATATTAGTGCGTTCAATTGATCCATTAGCATTGAGAATGCAAAGATACCCATCCACAGTTTTCTAACTTTAGATGATTTTGAAAATGCGTTAAGCAATGCAAACGAACCTTGTAGTGATGCGTTAAAGAATAAGAATAATGAGTTAAGTTGTGTTTTTAATTCACCACCTTTGGCAAAGTTCACTGTTATGTTACGGGCGGCTAGGGCGGCTTGTTCCTTACTGTATTTACCTGTATCCAATAAAGCTTTGTATGTCGCTACACGAACACCATTTTCAGCCGCTGTATTCATGTTTTCAACCATACCCAATACAGTTTTAGTGCCTTTACCTGCCCATCCATTCTTCATTTTCTGGGCGTTTCCAACTAATCCACCCTCTGATATTGTGTTTAGTATCTTGCTGATGTCATTGGCTTGGTCTTCTAGAGTTGTCATCTGGTTGTTGACGTTCTTACCACCCATCTCAACAAACTCTTTATATAGAAGTGCCTCTTCGGTATCTACGTCTCCTTTTGCCTCGGCTCTAAACACACCACGAGACATTCTAAAAGCATTTTTAAATACATATGTCTTTAGGTTTTCTCCTTCATATTGGTCTATATTGACCAAAGCAGTCTGGACATCTCTAAAGAAGTTAGGGGCTATAAAAGCAGGGTTATAGGATGTGTTTATGCTTGAAAGAAATCTATTAAATTTTCCTAAGTTTGTTATTACTGATTCGGGTAATATCTGAATACCTGTATCACCTCTAAAAGCACCTGCTATGACAGGACTTGTAAAGTGGATTACAATCTCCTGACCACCTTCTTTTACTATAAACTTGTGCTTATCGTTCCATACTTCTACTGAGCTAACAGGACGAGTGCTTAACACTCCTGTCCTAGCATCCACAACTCTCTTCTTGTCAGTTATATTATCTATGTAAGCAAACTCTCTAAGCATATCTGGGTCTTTTCTTATTAAGTTTAACATTGCTAGACCGACTTTATTTCGCTCTACATTTATGGTTGAGTTAGAGTTTTGTGTGAATAGATTAGCAAGTATGTTGGGAGAGTAGTCTAATCTACCTTTTACTTTCATGTCTGGAGAGCCTTTGTCTCCATATAAAGGCTTCGTGTATCTACCTTTACTTGTATAATCCTGTGTCTCATCTTCAGCGTGAAACACTCCTTTTAATGGAACATAGTTTTCCCAACCCGATCCATTAGCAAAAATACCCACTAGATCACCATCTTGTCGTGTTTGGTTAGTGTCTTTAACAACATCCTGAACAGTTCTCTGCAAATCCTGTAAAAGTTTGCTATAACTTTTTTTGCTATCAAACCAATCTATTATAGCATTAGCTTCAGCGTTAGACATTCCAGAACCACGATCTTTGTTTTTGTTTACTCCGTTTACATCTATTCTGGCAACGTAAGCGTTTCTTTCTTTTGCATGAAGAGCATATAAGTATGCCTCTGCCATAACCAACTGCTTACTATCCTCTCCATAAAGAAGTCTTTTAAATAAGCTAGGCTTAAAAGAGTCTATAGCTGTTTTGATATATCCATCTTGATCTGGGTCAGATGCCTGTTGAGATATTCTTTTTAGCTCTTCTATCTCGGCATCAGTGAATTTAAATCTTTGAATAACCTCTAATACAGCTTTATATATTCCTTTTGTTTTCCTATCTAGCAAGTCTCCAACTTTACCATGAAGTAACTGCTCTCTAAGAATTGGGTCGATAGCATCCGTAAGTTTAAGACCTTGCTTTTGTAGGTTATCTATCATCCTACCAACTGGTATTGTTCTGTCTTGAACTATCCTCAGAAAATTATCAGATATTTTTCTAGCCTGTTCTGTGTCTAAAGGATTGCCACCATATAGCCTCTTGAACTTAGATGCACCTTGCAATGCTGCGGCTATGGCGTTAGAGGAGGCTGTATACATCATTTTGTGATTGTGTTCTTTTACGTCAGCCCTAGGCGTATCCTCTGTCTTAGAGTTCTCCTTCACTTTAGCCGTCATTATACGACCAATGCTCTTACGTCTTTCTTCTACCCTGTCTGTGTGTCTTTTGTTTCTTTGGGCAATGTCTTGGTTGACTTCTTCTTGGCTCTGGAACTTTTGGATTTTTCCACTAACTTCTGAAGCTCTAGTACTAACCTCGGCATTTCCTGTGTTGGGATTAACCCCACCAGTGACTCTGAATCTGTCTGTTGTGGGGAGTGCTTCTTGAATATTGTCATCGCTTAAACCTTCCTCTCTTAAAAATTCTATTGCTCCGTCTACATAGTCATTCTCACGACCACTACCTTGAGCCACGCCTAGGTCTTTAAATAAACTCTTTTCGTGAAACCACATTAAAGCTTGGAAATCAGCCATCGTTAATGTGCCAGGTTTTATTATGTTATCTTCTTCTAATATCTTTATCGCTCTTCGTGAGGCATCTCTCATATAACTTCGTTCTGTTCCAGTTCTTGGTGTTTCCTGTAGGCTTTCCCCAAAATTCTTGTCCATTCTATTAGCGACAAGAGACATCTCGGTATTTTCATCTATACCTGCTTTACGTCTGTTTTCTGCTATTCTTCTACTTCTGACAGAACCAAGTGGCATATCCTCCGTTCCCTGTTCAGATATAGACCCATAAAGTTTATTTCTTTCTGCAACAAATTTTAATGCCATATTTATTACGTTAGAATCTACCTCTTGAATAGTTCCATCGAACCTTCCTTTCTTAATTATAGGATTGCCCATAGCCTCCATAGTTGCACTAAGAGCATCTCTATCTATCTTAGGTAATTCTCTTTTTGGTCTTTTTAGTTGGGTTATAAAGTCGTTGTACGCTCTTATCTTTGTTTTATCTTGTGTCTCATAGAATGGGTTTCCAGTAATTCTATTGTAGAATCTCTGCCACCATCTATCCATCGTAAGGCTCTCGTAATTACCTCGTAGGTTCTGATAGAAACCATTTCCTATTTTAGCTCCTATTAATCCAGACACACTAACCACTGTATCTACAGTTTCTTGAGCTAGGTTTTTAGTTAGATTTAGTCCGTAATCTTCTTCTATTTGTTTTATAAACTCATTATTTTTTATGTCTCTTACTGACAGTTTTTCATTTAGAAGCTCTGCAATACCTATAGTGTTTCCTTGATACCTTTCTAACAAAGCATTGTAGAACTCAAATGCTTTCTTCATAGCATCTATTTGCTTTCCATATTTTATTCCTTGAGTCTCAAATCTACCTGTATCAAGCCATGATCTATATGCTTGCATTGCGTACTTAGCGTTATCTACAACTGATGTTCCGTTAGATGTAACAGCTAGAGCGTAATCGAATACTGCTTCACTTTTTTTAGCCTCAAGAAGTTCTATTGGTGACATAGTTTCTGGGTCAGGCATCAACTCTGGATGAGCTAGTGCAAATAGTTTCTTAGCTAGTTTTAGCTTATTGTCATACCAACCTATAGCGTTTCCATCTCTAGCTAACGCTAGTTCTGCCTCTGCTGCCATTATGGTTGCTATCTGCTCAAAAGTCTCTGGATTAGTATCAGTGTATTCTAATCTAAAGTCTTGACCTGTTCTTGCTATTCTTTCTTCTAAGTAAGCACGAACTGCTTGAACCAAGGTTCTTTCAACATCATCTTGACCAAGCTTGGTTTTAAATTTTAGCGTCTGAGGGTCTACATCTGGTATAGAGGACATATTATAAAGAACTCGATTCTTCATAAGTCTACCGATTGACTTTCTCTTAAACTCTTCATTTTTAGGTGCTGTTCTTATAGAAACTTTCTTTGCTTCATCAAGATATTGATTAAATAAAGCCATAGTCTCAGCATCACCTTCGGCATACTCTTCCAATAGCTCTCGTGAAACGTCACTGTTACCGAGTGTTTCTAAAGATACGACTGTAAGATAATTATCATTATTGAGCATCTCCTTCATGGTGTACTCTTCATCCTCGTATTTTTTAGATTCAACTTTTTGCACAGGATATTCTTCGTCATAAAATCCTGCGTTAGCCCATGACTCTGTTACGTTGTCTCTCATATTTTGCTGTAAAACACTAAATTGATTTGGTGATCCGAGCATTAAGAAATCTATGTTTCCTGTATACCCATTTTCTATGTAATTTGCATAGTCCTCAAGTTGCCCTTGACCTCTCTCTATGTCACCCTGACTATACATCTTTCTACCAACAGACTTTCGTAGGCTTACATCTGACTTGCCGTAGACATTTTCATACTCTGCTATGTCAACTCTCATAACATCACTAGGTCTAACAACAACCTCTTGCTCTGGGTCATTGTTAAATATATCTCCATATCCTAGATTAGGAGCGACAACTATATCTTCTTTATCAACCAGATAACCCTGTATCTCTGGCTCTACTTGACCTCGACCAAATAAACCAATCTCTCTCTTTCTTTGCTTTATGTGTTCCCTATAGGCAAAGCTTCTCTTGTTCTTAAACAAACCCATTGATCTTGGGTTTGGAGTGAGAGAGTAAGAATGCATCTCGCCTTTATACAGGTTCTTAGAGTCTACAGGTCCTATCCTGAAGATAGGGATTCTATTTGGTAAATGAACCAACTGAGCCTGTGTGATCTTCCATAGATCGAATCTAATCTTCTCTAGAGCCTCTAGGTTAGGCTCAAAGCTCATGTCATTTTCTTGGGGCAGTCTGTCTATTTCTTGCTGTCTCAAGCCAATTTTATCTTGAAACAACGTAGCCACATTTCTACGTCTATTGCCTGAGTGTCTAGCTTGTAAGAACTCTAGACCCCTATCAGTGAATAGATTTGCTACATATTGCTCTCTGGGTGCGCCTATATCCATGCCTTCTTTTAGACCCAGGAACTCTATTGTTATAGGATCGAACTTGTATCCATCTTTCTCCATACTTGCTATGGTTTCTTTGAATAGTTTGTTCTTATATTTATAGCTTTCGTAGTTATTCTCTGCATCTTCTAGAACTCTACTAATAGACAATCTCTTCCCACGTTTACCTTCTTTTTGTCTAGCTTCTCTAGTATCTCCTATTTTACCAGACCGAACATCTTCAAATATCTGCTCAACAGAGACTATGCCATTGTCTTGATGTGCTAAGAATATAGATCGGAACAACTCTATAATTCTGTTTAGTATTGTCTTTGGCTTGCCTGTCATAGGTAGCTTATCATCAAGTACATCCCTAAACATTTCAGCCACTGACTCTTCCTGCACCATGTCATTAAACTCTTGATCTGACATATTTGGGAACATCTCTCTCTTATAAAGATGCTTCGCATGATCTAAGTAGGTGTAATTCCTCGTGACTTTCTTGCCGTCAACAAAAACAACTCTGTTCCTAGTAGCCGCAGCCTTCACTAGTTGTTGGTACTCTGCCTCTGTAATAAGTTGTAGCTCTCTGAGAGAGTGCAATATCTCATGGTTTAAAGTGCTTTTTAGCCTTTTATAGACAGTCTTTGCCCCCTCTTCGTCCATGACAGTATCAGGGTCAAACAAGTCCATAGCTATGCTTATTATTCTTTTGCCGTCAGCACCCCTACCCTCTTGAGCGTATGTAACGAAATCTTGATCTGGGTCTATTATGTTTTCTGATTTTATAATAATGTTGTTAGCTAAGTTCATCTTGTTAAGATATTTAACCAAGCTTGACCTCATAGACTTTAACGTGCTTCTATATCTAGGCTTTAATCTTTTCTTAGCATTGACCTTTGCTGTCTCTCTAATGGAGTTACCATCGTTCTTAGCCTGATCTTTTTGTACACTATCTGGAGGATTAGCTATTAGGTCTTCTAGTTCTTTGATGTCTTTCCTTAACTTCTGTACTTCTTGTCTAGCAGATTTCTTTTCTGCATCATTTCTGTCTGGAGCTTTCTTTCTGTTTGTCTCTCTTTTTTCTTCAAGAACTCTTTTTTTAAATCTTAGTCTATCTTGCAATACCTCTGGATTAGTATCGTCTTTGTTAACGCCCTCTTTCCCATACTTCAGGTTCTCAACACTAAAATCACTAGTGTTCATAGACTTTAATGTGTTTTCGCTATTCTCTATAAATCCTACGAACTTATTCTCTTCTTCTTTAGAGTCTTTAAGTTTTTTTCTTACCCCTGTGGGTTCAGTATCTAAATCTCCTTTTGCTCCTAGTAACCTTTTAATTCTTTTTGCTACGCCAGCCACTTTCTTGCTATTCAAATTCTGTGGAGTTATTTTTGTAAAAGTTTCTCCTTCTTCGGCTTTTAAATATTGATTTACTATCTTTATATTCTCTGGATCATATAAATCTAGATTATCTAATTGCTCAAGTCTAAGAACTCTAGCCTCTAGTATTTCTGTTTCTTTCTTTTGATTGTCTAGGTCTACTTTAGCTTTGTTGGTTTCTGTCTCTAGCCTGTCGGCTTCTTTACCAATATCACCTTCTAAATCAAATGTTGTTTTAAACTCAGCTTTACCGATTGGCTTTAATGCTTTTGTATCAGTGTTAAATTCACCTCTTCTTGTAACCCTTATCTTATTTAACTCAATGAGTTCATTTTTAACTGCCTCTATAAGGTCAAATGATTCGGTCTTAATTGCTCTTCTTATTAGATTATCAATTTCTATTTCTGAAAGATTCTCTTTCTTTGTTCCTCTAATAGCCGTAAGAACTTTGTTAATTTGATTTTGACTGTACGGCTTTTTCTTTTTTAACTTATTAAATCGTGACTCTGTTGCTGCAGGTCCTGCTAAACCTTGTTCTGATGCTAGTCTTTCTGCTGTCTTAACACCTAAAACAGAGTTTACTTCTGATAGTGTTATGGGTTTTGTTGGGTTTATATCGTTTTGTACTCTAAAAAGTCTTATCTGTTCTTTTTCTTTTTCTGTTAACTCATCAGGCTCTACGTTTCTCTGCGCTTTTGTTCTTCTAGTAGCCTCTCTTGCAATTTCTGCTTCTGATAGCTTCTGATTTGTTAGACCACCTTGATCTGCCTGTATCTTTAACTGCTCTTCGTTTAACTGCTCTTTTACTTTGTTAAATGCTTCTTGGTCATCAATACTCTCTATAGCATCGTCTTCATCTAGTTCATTTCTCTTTCTAAGTTCTTTCTGTGCTTCTATAGCTTCTGGTGACTTAGATATGGCAGTAACACCACCTTTTAATGTACCACCAACTATACCACCTGCTACTCCTGCCTCTAAATACTCTGCCAGAGCATCATCGCTAAATATGTCTAGACCTGCTTGCGCTCTTTCCAAAAGCTGTTGCCCAACCTCTGTAGCACTTTCTAAACTAGCTCCTGTTCCGACTGCCCCTGCTACTCTAGCTGTTCTAGGAGCTTTCTTTGATAGCTTTGTAAATAAACCTGCAACCTCTATAGGATTACCTGCTTCATCTACTTTTTGAAAAAAGTTAGCGTTAACTTTTAGACCTGACTTATTAGCTAATGTCAGAAATCTAAGACTCAAGCTTTCTAAAGCTGACTGACCAAGACCTGTTATAAAAGCCGCCCCTTCGTCTACTTCTACAGGTCTGTTTGCCGATATGTCTGCTTCTTTTTGTCTTTCTCTGTTAGCACCATATAACAAAGGCAGTGTAACAGCTATACCACCTACAATTGCGGCAAAAGGCAACGCAGGTGCGGCAAGTGCTAAAGCAGTTCCTGCGGCTATTGCTGTTCCTATCTGTGGAGCTGCCTGACCTAGTGTTTCACCAACAAACTTTGCTCCTGAACCTACGCCTTCTACTTCATTTAATCTTGTTAGTCCTTCGGCTTTTTGCGATCCTGACTCAGCATAGGATTCAGCCATCTCACCACCATAATTCTCTAGTGACTCTATGCCTAATGATTTACCAATACCCTGTAGTGTAGAACCAATCTGATTACCCATGTAGTCAGTGCCAACGTCAATAGCACCCAAAATACCTGATCTAGCCTCGTATTCTGGGGTCTCTTCTACTGGTGTTAGGGGTTTTTCTCTTTGGAATAGGTATTCAGCTATTCTTCTCTTTTCGTCTTCAGTAGGAGTTTCTCCTGCAATGTTAACTGGATAATATTTTCCAGTTGTAGGGCTTTGTATTAGCTTAAATGCCATTTACCACCTACTTGTCTTCTTTTGTAGGTGACGTAGTTTTGTATAACTCCTTTAACATATCTGTTAGATCAGTATCTAGAATATTGTCTCCCATAAGACCTTTTGCCTGACCCTGCAAAATATCTCTTACCTCTTCCATCTCTTTTAGTTCTGCCATTAACGATGCTCTCTCTGCATCATCCATAGATACATCTTCTGTTCTTAGTTTTGTTTTTAGAGTTATAATATCTGTTGATAATTTTGTGTACCTAGCTAAAGCATCTTTTGCTGATAGTCCTGCTTTGTTTGCCGCTTTCGTAATAGCCGCTTGCACTGCTCTATCTTTCTGAGCTAGTGTCGCTCCTGCTATGCCTATTTTTGCTTCCAGACCTTGCATTTGAGCCATTCTATCTCTGTAGGCTTTGTCTGAGGCAGATAGTGTTTTAATGCCTTCACCTACGTCATCTAACTGACCTCTTTGAGCTAACTTTAAACCTGATTGCATTAAAGCAAGATACTTGTCTTTATCAGCACTTTCTTTTGCTTCTTGTCTAAATTTATCTAAACTTGCCGTTAAATCAGAAAGATAGTTTCTTGGTGCAGGATCATCTGTGCCTGGTGGAGGCGTTTCTTCATCTTTCTTTTCTGGTGATTCAGGTATCTCGTTAATATCGATCATTCTTTGTGCATCACGCATAGAATCAGGTTGCCCACCAGTATTAGTTGCAGGTGACCCTGTAGTATTCTTAAACTCGTCTTTAAGTGTTCCGTCTATATTATAAAACTTACCTTCGTTCTTATCCCATTCAGCTTGTTCATTTATAACTGTTCCTTTGTCCACATATATACTTGAACTTGGGGGTCTAGGCTTAACTTTTGGTATAAAATTACCACCATAATCTTTAAATTGATTCAAGCCACCACCAAACATATTAACAACACCACCCTCATTCATAGCTCTAATCATTCTTGGGTCATCATATGGCATCATCCTAGGTACTTGACCTTTGCCACTCATACCTCGCTGTTGTTGACCTAGCTCTATGTCGAACCTATCTTCTGCCATACCTTCTACTTCACCGAGAAAATTATCTACATCTCCTCTGCTTCTTTCGCTAACTCTTCCCATTATGTCACGACCAAAGCCACCCAAACCTCCTCCGTAGCCTTGTCTAGCAATCTGCGATTGCTGAATGTGATTACTTGGGGGGTAGTCCTCAAGTGGGCTACTCAAAAAAGGGCTTCCTGCTATTTTCTCTGCTAACCTTGGCACACCCATCATAGGTCTGCCAAACTGCATAAATCCACCACTACTAGCCCTTATAGGCTCTTCCATAATATCTATCTCATCTTCTTCTGAGGGCAAATCAGCCATTTGTTTCATTGCCATGAGACCTTGATCCACACCTGTGTTACCTGCTATATCTGATTTAGGAGACATAGCCATAGCCATCTGTGATGATTCTTGCATAGGCATCCCTGCTGACGCAACAACATCTTCTACTACAGTAGTTTGATTCTCAGATTTTCTCATAGCTATATCTTGTTCATCGGCTTCCCTTCTTTTTAATTCCCCTATAACCATAAAAGGCTCTATACGAGGGTCAGGTCTTGCAGCTAACTTTAGAAGCTGTTCTTTTTGAAACCCTTTTAGGGCATCTTGCATCTCTATAAGATTATACATTACTTAACCAAAATATTTAGCACCACCAAGTGCTGTTAAACCTAGCCCTATAGCCCTTCCGAATGGATCATAAGGCATTCTTGTTGAAGTAGTCTGTGAAGGCTGTACAGGAATACCTCTAAGAACAGATGAAAATAATCCTAGCTTTTCACCAGGATATGCTTGCTGTCTCATAAAATCTTGATAACCCATATCTAAAGAAGCTTGGTCTCTAGCCATACCTGCCTTACCTATCTGCTCTAGCATACGAGCCGCATCTACATCACCTGCTCTGGCTCTTTCTGATAGATTAGCATATTGATTTGCCGCCCCTAAACCTAACTGCTGACCTTGGAAGTCAGCCGCTCTGTCTGCTTGAAATAGTCCTGCGGCTTGCTCATATGCTTTTTGTCTTCCTGTAGCCTCTATATCACCTAGTCTATCTAGATATTTACTTCTAGCTATTCCTTGCTCTACACCTTGCCTAGAACCACCAAACGCACCTGCTCCTATAGCTTGAGATGCTTGACCAGGCATCGATGCAAGGTAATCCTCTGTAGCGGCATCCTTCTGTCTTCTAATAACAGAATCCATATACGGTGACATATACTTGTCTACTTCTGCACCTGTAAATTGACGAGGTTCATAATCTAAAGATTGACCGACTCTAGTCATCGCCTTGTCTAAACCAGGCAATCCTGCCCCTGCAATGTCTCTAACCATACCTTCAGATGTCAATAAATCTTGACTAGGGTCAGCTATTCGCTGTCCTCCGTAAGGCTCGTATTCTCTTTTTGACTCTGCTTCTGTTCTTCCTAAAAGCCTTTCAAAATACGGTCTTACATACTCAGGCAGATTAGTCTGAGTAACTGTTGATTTGGTTTCTGTTGAGCCTCCACCACCACCCATTTTATAACTCCATCTTATATGCTATGTAATCTTGCTTCCAACCATGCTGTCTTCCCCATCTAATCCACGCTTTTCTTCCGTATCCTTCTAGATGTCTACAGCCATTGTCTCTAGCAAATCTTGTAATAATTCCTTGTGCTTCTGGCAACCATTCTTTCATTTTTCTGCCACCAATAAAATCTAGTGCTAATGCTCTACTTTCTGGATATTGTATCACACGAGTTGTAACACAAGCTACTATTTTTGTATCTTCCATAACAACCCATAAGTTATAAAAGTCATTCTTTATATATTGATAGACATCTTTAATTGTCATTTTTCCTTTAGCTGTTTCTACAGCAGGTTCTAACAATTTCTTAACATCTTTCCATACTACATCTAAAACTTGCTTTGGCACTGCACTAAACATCATGCGATTGCCCTCTTCATAACAGCCATCATATCTTTTTCTGGAGGTTGCTTCCCAGTGCCATGTCTAGCCATTCTTACTTTCTTCATTAAGTCATCTAGCTTCTTAGCACCTGCATCTGTAGAGCCATTCCCTATATCAGCAACAGCATCAGCCGCTACAATGTACTCTCCATCAGCAATCTTCATAGGTTGCTTCCTGCCACCTTCTCTACCTCTTTCCTCAACAAGTTCAGCATCTATGCTGTCACTCATCCCGTCTCCTTCTCCTTCTATCAAACCAGGCAATCCTTCTTTTTTTCCCCCCATCTTACCTGTAGCAATCAACATTTCTAAGTCTTTTAAGGCTGCATATCCAAATGTTTCTATAAATAATTGTATCGCTTCATCAGGATTTTCTAATTTACCCATAAGAGCATTGGCTGCATCTATAATAATTTTTTCTTCATCTTCTGTCATGCCTGTGTCTTCAGCCATGCCACCTTCCCTCATACCTTGCATCTCTGGAGTGTACTCTCCTGTTTGCATATAGTTGTACTCATCTCTAGCTTGAGGAGTGGCTAAAGCACTAGCCAAACCAAAACCCATTCCTGTCTTGCCCATCTGACCAATAAAGTTTCTAAATTTTTCGTTTCCTAGCAACCCTACTAAGCCACCTATGTTCTTGCCTTGACCTGCCATAGATTTCTCTATAGCTTCTCCTCTCTTTTTTTCATAAGAGGAAAGTTTACCATCATTGTCTAAATCAGCTTTTTCTACATTTTGCAGACCACCTTCTGCCATATACCTGACATTGTAGTTTGGAGCTACACCATAGTCTAACTCACCCATGTATCCTGCTCTAAAACCAGGTGGTGGCTGTCGTCTTCTCATTCTTGGTGGAGACATAGCCTCTCTATTTTCAAAAGGTATGTCTTCATCCTCTGGCATAGCAGGTGGTTTTGACATAGCCTGTCCTATAGTAGCCTGTCCTATAGTTATTGGGTTTGAGGCTGCGGCTTGCAGTCCACCCATAAGATTTGACTGACCTAGATACTTTACTGGGTCTGCACCTACCCCACTAGATAAAAGCTTCGGATTAAGATTAAGAGCCTCACCATATGATGGGATATCTTTTGGTATCCCCTCTGCTACATTTTTAGCTTGACCACCCATACCACCAAGTACGCTTCCCAAGACTTTACCCCCTAGGAAGCTTGTTGCACCTGTTTTTAACCCTTCCTCAAAGTCTCCAGTCTCTAAGAACCTACCTAAACCTGAACCTAAAGCTCCTGCTCCCAAAGCTCCTATAGCTGATCCAGTGCCGAGTGTTGATCCTAGTAATCCTAGTATTAAAGGAAGTGCCATCAATAACCTTTCAAAAAAGTTCTATGTAACTTTTACCACACTATTTCGTAAGCCAAAAGCTCAAAATAACATAAATTAAACATTAAAAAGAATTTTATACCTTTTACCATTTTACTTTGTCTGCCCAATATGCCGCTGACATCTTGCCTTTAGCAATATTTTTACCATGCCTTGCCTTAAAGCTTTTTCTTTTCATCTTCATTGTTCTTGATTCTCCTGCTTTTGGCTTTCCTGCTGTGCCTTTTACAGCCCCAACTTTCTTGCCTTGCTGACCAAAACGTATTGTTTTAATTTTGTCGCCCTCTTTAGCCACAACAATATGTGACTTTTTAGGGTGATTAGGGGTTCTTTTAGGCTTGTTATATCCAGATACCCCTGCCCTAGCTAGTCTTGGGTCTCTACTCATTGATTTCCATCATTTTTATGGCTTTTTCAGTTGTTTCTTTGTTTCGTCTTGTCCAACCTTTACCAAAGGTATCAAATGTCTTTAATGACTCATAGAAGTTCTGACGTATCTTGCCAAACTCTTCTATAACATATTCTGTATCTTGTGTTTTAATCAACGCTAGTGTCTTAGGACCTATCGCACCATCCTGTGATGCCCCACATATTTTCTGTATAGCCTTTGCGCTGCGACCAGTTCCCGAATTAACAGCCCAGTCAAAAACTACCCAATCAACACCAGATTCTAGGTCATCACATTTACAGCGATTCCAGTAGTTTTTCTTATATATAGGGGCTACATCTTCAACAGTTAGGTCTTTCATGTCCTTAGTTCCACCCCATTTCTCATACACTCTCTTCGTAACTCCCAGGTTTGTTTCGCCTCCAGGGTCTTTTGGATGATTCACATAGCCCCCTTCGTGGTGTAGTAGCATTTTTAAACACTCGTCAAAATTATCTTTCATTGTCTTCCTCCTTTTTTACTATAGTAGCATTTTTTACAATAAAATCCATCCAATCCTTTGCCATGTCGTAGGAGTAGAACCCCTCACAATACTTGCAAGTAAGATGATCATTTACTTTCTCCATAGTATGACCACATACTTCGCACCTAATTGATAGTGGCGTTATTATTCTCTTTATCCTTTGGAAGATAAACTTCCACATAGGAATCACATTCTGGGCAGGATAAATTTGTAACAATTGTATATTCTTCATTGTCTTCAACATCATGGTCACCACCCCATATTAACTCTTTGTTACAATGCCAACAATTCATTTTGTTAATCCTTTTTGCTTTTCGTATGTGCGTAGTCCACCAATTCCTAGCATACCACCTAACACCGTAAGCAACGTACTCATATCGAAATCTGGCAAATCTGGAACATCCACACCTACAAAGGCACACACAAAGATAATTATGTCTTTTAATAGAAAATGATATAGGAAAGCAATCGCACAAACCCAGCCAACTGCTGGTCGCCAACCTCCCTTAAACAGTGACCCTGACTGTGCCTCTGCCTTATTAACTTCTATTTGAGAAATTGCCAATTCTTGGGCGTGTTTTTGTCCAATCGTAGCTATCTCGTGAGCCAAAGCAGCTTTTTGATCTTTATCTTCAATAAATTTATCTAGTAAACCTGTAACAGGTGCAATTAAACTTTGTAACATTATCTATATTTCCTAACTTTTTTAGCTATTCTTTTAGGTTGTTTGACAAATTGTTTGCCTTTTTTTGTTCCTCTACGTTTTGCTCTTGTAGTAGCGGCATATTCTTTTGGTGACAAAGATTTTATAGCCGCTTCAGGAAGATAACGCTCACCTGTTTTAGCCGACTTTTTACCTGACTTTGTTCGCCATTTTTGTTTTGTCCACTTTTTGAGACTTTTTTGGCTTTTAGCTAGTGCCATTTTTCTTAGGTCTTCCCCTTTTTTGTTTTGTGCTTTGCTCTAATGTCTTCTTTTGCTTTTTTGGCGATTTGAGCTTGTTTGGTTTTTCCTGCGACTTTTGCCCTTTGTTCCATGACAGTAAGGATTTGAATCTTTCTAGCAAACAACTTATTAATTCTTTTAACCTTACGAGCAGTTGCTTGGGCATCTGCCACAGTGGCAAATCTAATATTGACTGTATCTTTGGGATTTTCATCTGTATATAGCCTCCTTCCAGAGCCTTTTGGTTTTTTTCCTGTGCCTACTTTTGGGTCTTTTTTCATTAACTTCTATAACCACCACCTGCTTTTTTGTATGCCGCAGCCAACATTTGAGCTTTTCTAGCACTCCATTGACCAGGCTTGCCCCCCTTAGAACCTGCTTTTATTCTATTAAATATTTTTTTTCTCATCTCAGGTTTTGTGTAGTTACCTGCTTCATTAACTCTTGATTTACTTTTTTTTTTTGGCAAGCCACCTCTTTTCAACTCTATGGCTTTTAATGCTTTTGCTTGTCCTGCGTGTGCTTGACTAGCTTTTGTTAATTTACTTGCTACTTTTTTTATTACTTTTTTAGCTCTTGCTGTCATCTTTAGCTCCTCTCTTTGCAAGCTGATTAAATCCTATAAAGGAAGCCAAGACTCCCATGTTACTTAATACCCAAATTTCGGCAATTCCTGAGAGGTGGTCAATTCTTTCGATAGGAACAAGGGGTGTCATTAGCACTATAATAAAAGTTGTTACTGTTAACGCAGAAAACCAAACCAGATATCTTTGTTGATCTTCTTTCTTATCTCGATTTTCTAAAAGAACCATACGCTCTCGCATAGCCATTTCTTGATCTGATACTATCCCATCACCGTTAGTGTCGGCTTTTTCCCATATAGAACCTTTTTCTAATTGCTTTTGTTTCATTCTACTCTTCCGTAAAATTTAGTCTGATCTTTGTTATTCTCATCAAAATAATACCAACAACAATTATCCTTACCAGTATTCTTACTACCCTCTATCCACTTTATTCTACCAATACTTACAACTTTCTTCAACATTTTCTGAAAAATACTGCTTTGTTTAGTATGCATCCAATCTGCATCAAACAATAACCATGCAGGTTTTATTGATGTTAAGTGAAATATAAGTGGATGAAGAACCTCTCTATCCCAAGGTGGATTAGTTATAAAACAATCCATAACTGGCACATCTTCTGCCATTAAACTTAGTGCATTTTTCTTAACTATATCTTTTCTTTGTGGCTCAATATCACAAGCATAACTGCATATAAAACGTAACTCATCTAATTGCATTACGTTTATTTTCTCTAAATGATCTATTAATGCACCATTACCTGCACAAGGCTCTACAAAATGTTTTACATTTTTTAAATGAGGAAACAATGGCTCTACTGCCTCTTTTGGAGTTGGATAATAATCCCTTGGGATTCTCTCAAAGTTACTTCTTTTGCCCATTTTATGGAGTGCTTACTGTTACTGAACCTAAAGCTGATGTTCCAGATATACCTTGTGGATGAGGGGTATTAACCTTACTAATTTTTAAAAAACCATTATGTTCAAATATTGATCCAACTTCTAAATTGTCATCATGTGATTGTAAGTTAGTTAATACCATTTCAGTATGCCTACCTTGTCCTCCTGAGTTTTGTTGCTCTGTATACAAAGCAAAAGCTCTTACTATCTGTGTAATGTATTGAGGATCATATTCCGTAGGAGCAGACGGAAAGAACGGTATAGGTACTTTGCCCACCATTATCTTCTACCATCTTGCCTGATATCTATTCTAGGCGTTCCTAAACGCCATGTAACACCTGCATCTGTACTTTCTAACCTAACAGCAAATGAACGCCCTCTGAGGCGTATATCAGCCTTCTCAGTGTATAACTCTATAGGCGTACTAGCTGATTGCGTAACGGTGCTTGAATCTGAGTTTTCATATGTAGTACCAGGAAATCTTCTAGCCTTTACTGTAAAATTAACACTTGGCGATGTTGCCGTTGATTCTCTAAATGTAACATCTGGTATAACTCTGTTAGCTGAAAAAAATCTATCTCCCTCCCCTATAGTTATTTGACTAGATTCTATATACGATGTTATTCCTGAAGCAGGAGACTCTGAACCGTCATCTAAACCAAACTCCTGATAATATAAGTAATTATCTGTTGATGCGGCTACAGGATATAAAAGAACACCTCTATCTACCCACGCTGTTCTTGCTAATGTGCCATAATACCAAACATTTTGCTCGTAGTTATAAACAACGTAACTATCATTGGTTGTTGATTCTGATGATGGGTAAAACCACCATACCTCTGAATAAGCACTATTCTGACCAGACACTATTTTAGTGTCCTGATCTCTGTTTAAATTGTTAAATACATAATCTTGCACTGTGCATGGTAACTTTTGTGTTCGACCATTATAGACATAGAACTCTCTATAACCCATCCAGTAAACTGATTCTTCTACAGCTACGGCAGAGTTTTCAGATATTATGGTGGTATTTCTGCCAACCTCTGTAATACCAAATGTAAACGGAGGTCCGATAAACTGTAGTGCATGAACTGACACATCTGTAATAACCAATGTCTGTTGTTTGGTTTGTACGGCTGTAATAATCTC